GTGTCCGCCGTGTGTGCTTGGCGGGGATGTAGCAGCGCATGGCATGGCATGGCCTCCCCCCATGTATAAGGGCGGGTTGTCCCACCGGAAGCCCTGTTCGTAACATGATTGTAACATGTGGGACAGGTTGCCCCTACAGGTGAACGAGAATGCGCGGAGGTGCGTGTGCCTGCAAACGGTGGCGGCAACGGCTGGACATGGGATGAAGAACTGGGCGAGCGGATCATGCCGCCCCTGTGGCAGGACCTACTTGAATGGTTCCTAAAGGGTCCCGACAGGGATCCTAAAACTCAGCGTGAGTGGGCGGCTGAGCGTGGGTGTCATGAGGATTCGGTGCGGCGTATCAAGCGTGATGTGAGGTTTGCGCGGGAGTGGGATCGTCGTGCTGCTGAGTTGAATATTCATCCTGAGCGTACGCAGTCGGTGATTGATTCGTTGCATCAGCAGGCTGTGGGTGGGTCTGTGCAGGCTGCTTCGTTGTATTTGCAGTATGTGGAGAAGTTTACGCCGAAGCGTAAGGTTGTGGTGGATGAGCGTGAGGTTTCGGGGTTGTCTAATGATGAGTTGGTTGAGGAGTTGGAGGCTCAGGTTCGGCATTTGAGGGTGGTTGAGGACGTTGGCTAGGGTTCGTCAGGTTGGCCCGGATTTGCCGTCGGGTGTGCGGCGTCCTGATCGGTCTGTGTCGTTGCGGGATGTAAATGAGTTGTCGGTGGAAACGGCTGGTTTGGCCGATGCCGGATGGTCGGCTAGTGTCGCTAAGCCGGGTGCGTGGTCTTCTGATGCTGAGTCTTGGGAAGAGTTGCTGTCGTCTGGGCCGTATGTAGAGACGGTGGTACAGGCGGGAAAGTTCGATGTTACTCTCCAACTGGATGACATACGAGAAGTGTGGGGTGAGGCGGGGACAGCCGAGGGGTTGCACTTGTCGCCCAAGGGTGATGTACGACTAAACTTTGAGGTGCATCCAGAGGCCAATGCGTCTGAAATGACTCCGGGGGAAGTCCGCGAGTCTTTACGGCTGGTGGGTGAGATAGCCGAATCCTTGCAGGACGAGGGGTTCAATGTTATGGCTAATCCGATGTCTCCACAACATGGTAGGTTGTATCGGCAGTTTGGAATGGTGCCACAGTATGAGGAGGATAGTCAACTTAGGGACGGGTTGGATCCGTTGGTGTTGCCGGGTCGTGACGATTCGTACGGAGCAGAAGACCGGTTCCATTATCTAACGTCGCAGGGCTTGTCTGACGAGGACCGTAGGCTTATGGAGCAGCCGGGTGGTTTTGCGCCGTCCCCGCCGATGAGCGGGGTTATGCCGGGTGCGTCGTTGCAGCCTCCACGGTTGCCTGATGTTGGCGGCTTTCAGGCATCACCGCCTATGAGCGGGTTGTTGCCGGGTGCGCCGATCCGGGGTCCGCAGGGGCCGACGGTCCTGTCTATGGAGGGGCAGCAGGCTTTGCCGGGGATGGAACCTCCGCCGCCGTGGGCGTTGACTCCAAAACAGATCGCGACGGGCAAGGAGTGGCTTCCGAAAGTTCGTGACACGTTGGAGGGTACGCGGCCTCCTGTGGATAGTCCGCAATCGCAGATGAGCCAGACTATGCTGGCTGACATGTTTGCCCAGCAGGCGCAACAAATGGATTTCCAAAATCGAGAACAAGCAGCATGGAAGTCTGCGGGTTTGGGTTCAGCGTCTGATCCAAGTTCCAACATGTTGGGCGGCATAGGCGGTTTTCTTGGAAATGTTTTGTCTGCCCGACAGAACGCGCCAACTGCGCTGCCATATGCGCAGGCGGGGCAGTTATCAATGAATGCAGCGAACAACCTGTCTACGGAGCAAAAGATTGCTTTGGCGCTGTTAGCAGGGGCGGTGACGGGCGGTATGTCTACTCCGATGATGGTTCCGGCGTTGGGCATTGGTGCCGGATTGGCTGCCGGGTAATGGCTTGGCCCGATGTCACCCAGCGCGTAGTGTTAGGACCGGCGTTTGACGGCGACGAAGATCAGGAGTGGCGTGAGGAAGCATTTGGTGAGCGTCCCGTGTTGGGTCCGTGGGGTGATCCGTTTCACAACGAGGAACCTTTGGAGTGCGGGTTGGAGAACCCGGAGGTGTGCGAGTCGTGTCAGTGAGGGAGTGGGTGATGTGCGGGACAGTATTTGTCCTGTTCGCGTGTGTTGCCTTTACGGTTTGGGGTTTGGGTCGGACGTTACAATCGTTGTACGACCTGTAGACGATAATGGCTAACGAGGCGCGGCATCCGGGGAGTTTCGGTGTGGGTAGCGTGTCGCGTCGTGTACAGGATTATGACACGAGGCCGAATCAGCATGGGTCGCCGTGGTGGTCTTGGGAGCAGTTGTACGGATCTCCGCAGACTGGTACTCCGGGGACTGCTGGAGTGCTGCCGGGTGTGCGGCCACCGTTTAGTCCAAGACAACAGACTGGCCCTCCGGGGAGTGCGGGGGTTGTGCCGGATTATGAGCGTGAGGCGTTGTTGCAGGAGTTGTTGGCGAAGATGGCTATGGGTGACCGTCCGCCGCGGTATGGAATGGGCAAGCCGTACAAAAATCCGCTCTGGCGGGAAGCGCGCCCCGATTTGGGAACCAGCCTTAGACCACCAAGGGTATCTGGGGATAACCCGGAGGAAGCATGGGCCGAAAGGGCGCTACTTGCCATTTTTGAGAGAATGTTGGCTAATCACGAACGCGCTGCCGATGCGTCGGCGGGGTTGACTCTTGATCCGGGGATGAAAGCCCTTGAAGCATATTTGGTTCAACGACACAAGGAACGTGTTAGGGAACGGCGCCGTCCTCGTTCCGAAGCCGATTTCCGAACCCCGGAGGGGTCAAATGACGTTCCATCAGAATCGGGGGACATGTTTCACTCGCCTGCCGATCCAGACTGGTCTAGCGATATGCCGCTAATCCCCGGCAGGCGGCGCGTACGCGGCACGGTGTAGATGAACCGGCTAACTGAACTCCAGCAGGAAGCCGAATGGCGACACTGTTGCGAAAGCGAATCTTACTTCCTGCAGAACTACTGGCATATCGCCCATCCGGCGCAGGGAAAGATCCTGTTCAACCTGCGTAACGCACAATCGTCGGCGCTGCAGCATTGGGACGACAACCGGTATTCTCTGACCCTCAAGGCTCGTCAGATTGGGTGGACGACGCTTGTAGCAGCACACCAGTTCTGGTTGGCGTTCTTCAGGGACGATCAGAACATTATTGACCTGTCGCGTACGGAACGCGAATCGGTGCTGCTGCTACGGAAGACGAAATACGGGTTTAAGCATTTGCCGGACTGGCTGGTGGCTCGTGGACCTGATTCGTTGATGGAGCATCAGCAGAGGATGGCGTTCAGTAACGGTTCGCAGATCACTTCGATGCCGTCTGCTAGCGATCCGGCTCGTGGCGAGTCCGCTAGCCTTGTTGTTGTTGATGAGTGGGCGTTCTTGCCCAACCCGGAGGAAGCGTGGGCATCTATTGAACCGGTGGCCGATGTCGGAGGCCGAATCATTGGTCTTAGTACGGCGAATGGAAGCGGAAACTTCTTTCACGAACTGTGGGTGGGTTCGTCCACGGGGACGAACAGGTTCGCTCCCATGTTTTTTCCGTGGTCTGCGACGGAGGATCGGGGCGAGTCGTGGTATCAGTCGAAGAAAGAGTCGATGTTGGCGTGGCAGTTGGCTCAGGAGTACCCGACGACGCCTGAAGAGGCGTTCATCAAGTCCGGTAACCCGGTTTTTGACTTGGATGTGTTGGAAGCGATGAATAGCACGGTCGAAGAGGGTCAGATGGGTTATTTGTGGGAGCCGTATCCCCGTACAGTGGAGTTCCGTAAAGATGCTCACAGTTTGGCGTGAACCGGTATCGAAACGCCCGTATTGTGTCGGGGTTGATACTGCTGAGGGGCTGGTACACGGCGACTATTCGTGTGTTCAGGTGTTGGATGTGCGTTCGGGGGAGCAGGTTGCGGTGTGGCATGGGCACATTCCGCCGGATACGTTGGCGCACGAGGTGTACCGGCTGTCGTTGTGGTATAACGACGCGTTGGCGTGCGTGGAGTCGAACAATCATGGTTTGACGACGATCACCCAGTTGCGGAATTTGGGGCACCCGAACCTGTTTCGGAAACGTAGCCTGAATCAGGCGACTACTAGAGTGTCGCAGGAGTTTGGTTGGAAGACGACTCGCACGACGAAGCCGTTGTTGATTGACGATTTGGGGATGGCGTTGCGTTCCGACGAGTTGATTATCCACGACCGGTTCACTTTGGGCGAGTTGAGGACGTATACGCGTAATGAGCGGGGAACGATGTCGGGTTCGCCGCATGATGACCGTGTGATGGCGTTGGCTTTGGCTAATCAGATGCGCCAGTACGCGTTCATGCCCGAGTTTGCGCAAAAAGTGGACGATTACTGGACTATTGACTGG